TGGTTCTGACCTCGATTCAAAGTAGACTGCAAGCGCCAGACAGAAGAATGCTGTTTCAATCATCGTCCCAATCCTTCACTTCGCCGGAGCCGCCACAGCCTGGGCACTCGGAAAGGCCCTCTCGGATAAACCCACCGTGGTCCCAATTGGCCACGCCGGTCTCAGTGACGACCCGGCCTTCGCCGAGGCATTCAGCGCATTGGCTCACTGCTTCTCTCCCAGGATGAGTTCAAGGTTTTCGGCGTCGTTCATGGCGGCGAACAGAACGACTTCATGGACACCGCCTTGGCCTTTGATTTTGATGGATCGCCATGTTGCGCCGCCTGCCGAGCGAACGTCTTGAATAGCGATGTCTTTAACATCGTGGACTTGGATTTTCATCAGTTCGCCCCCAAGAAGCGCAGCAAACTCTGGATCGACAATGTCAGGATTGCGCCTATTGCACCGGCCCCAAAAACGACGCCGGGCAAGCCCAGGGAAAAGCCTCGCGGTTGATTGGAGCGGGCGGGTGTTTCTAAGTCCGGTGGCGTCGGTTTTGCAGCCCTGCGACGCGGCGCATTTAAGCCTGTCGGCTTGCTTTTAATCATCCATTTTTCAATAATTTCCCTGTCCCACCGCAATGACAGCCGCTTGTGGCCGTTTACCGATACTGCCCAGACCCGCTGGGGCGATGGGAAGGCGGAGGTTTGAGCAAGCCGATATATGGTGCTATCAGCCAGCCCGATGATCTCAGTGACCTGATTGACTGACAGCAGCTTTGGATCGTTTGCAGGAATTGGGTTGTGATAGCTGTTTGGTGTGGTAGTCATTTTCTTCTCCCGTGTGGTGTTCCGTTTCAGTCTCTATGTTGTATTACATTAACACAGAGGCTGTAAAGATAAAAATGCAGCTAATGTCAAAATAATTTCAGGGGGTCAGATCAGCGGCCAGCCCAGGGCGGCGGGAGATTCCTCCCCAGGCTGGCGCGACCGGCACGGGGAAAGGAACAAACCCGCGCTTGGTTGACCTTTACCACTTTTCCAACCGCTGCACAAAGTGGTCGATTTGTTCTTTTGCGTGGTCAGAACCTTTGGCAACGATGGCCTGATGGCGGCAGTATTTAGTCAAATACTCCATCATAGACTTCTGGTCCGGTGACACGGACCCACCCTTGGTCCGCTTCATCTCAACCCAGAGGTTCCAAGCCGGAATATATAGGTCTGGAATGCCCTTCACGACGCCCTCCGCCTTTAACCGGCTGGCTGTCACGCGGGACCGATACCCACCATTCGGGATCGCAAAAATCAGCACATCGGGATAGGACACCCGGAACCATTTTACGAAACTAACCTGCTCTTGATGTTCTGTCCTCATAGGTCTCAATCACTCCCGTAATCCTGCTGCCTGGAAACGCTTTCCTGGCTTCAATCACAATATCATGGACCACATCGCCGTTCACCGCTATCAGTTCAGCCGAGCTAAATGTGAAGGCGTCTGGCTCGCCGTTTCGAACGTCTTTCCCGTCGATCTCATAAACCGCCTCATCGGGGTGGTTTGAGTCTTTAATGGGCCATGGCACAAGGTCAGGATGTAAAACATGGGCCTCGCAGCCGGTCGCCTGATGCTCTGGCGCCACATCGTTTGCATCCCATCGAGCGCATGCCCACTTGCCATTCGGCATCGGTGTAGAGCGGGCGCAGGTGCGACAGTTGACTTGCTTGGTCAGCTTTGACCCATGACAGAAATCGTGGGCCGGACACAGCTTGCATTGATACCAGGACGGGTCCGCCGAAATTGGGTCTGGCATACGCTCGGCGGTTGATAGCCTCTGGCCACGGTCTAGGAGGCTCTGAGCCGTGTCAGGGTCATACTTGATCCGCTCAGTGTATATTCGATCATCATTCTTACAGACGGCCACATAGAGCGCCCGCTTCATGCCCAGCCCGTGCATATAAAGCTGCATCTGGGCGTAGTGGACTGGTTTGGATTTCTCAACGCCCTTGATCTCAAGATCATTAAAAGATTTCAGCGCGTGGGTTTTGTACTCGACTACATGCTTCTGCATCCCACCGCCGGGGATCCCGCTGACTGCTATCCCATCTGTCGATCCGCCCAGGTGTCCGCCCAGGTCAACAAACTGTTGGTCCGTCCCGGTGTCCTCAAACTTGATCCCGATGGCCTCCAGATCAGCCTGGATCGTCGCCTCCTCATTATGACCGCGCCGGAACAGGCGTTTAATCCGGCCTGGGAACTCCTCACGCACCGCCCAGCGGAAGCTCAACCAGATCCACCGATCACAATGATGACCTAACCCAGAGGCTCCCATATGCGGACGCGGGGCGTCTTGGGCATCTTTGTGGTGCTTGTCTATGGCCTCCGCGACAAGATCAATTCGCTTTGGTATTTTGGTCATGGCTCTCTCCCTGAGCATATAAATTGCCCGGAAAATGCTTGGGCAAATTCCGGGCAAATTCTGGGCAGATTATTTAGAACGGAATATCATCGTCCAAACCTTCTGCCGGTTTAGCAGCCCAGGGTGGGGCGGCAGCGCCTGCCTTCACCATCGTTGGCTTTGACCCGCTCGACCGATATCCTTTGACCTCATTCCGATCGCCATATTGTTCTGAGCGCTGCGTCGTCAGTTTGATTGACAGCGTTAACCCGATCAATTGGTCGGTGTCTGCCAGTTCAGCGATCCCAGCGATCTCAGTGATCTTTCCAAGTTGCTGATGACCGATTTCCACCGCTTTCGGATTAGGGTTGGAAATGTTGATGTTAGTGAATATTACCCGGCCTTCATGCGTCGGGCCGGTAATGTGGAACCGGATGGCAATATACTGCCCAGTCCCAGCCTTCGTATCTTTCACGTCGGCATTGACGACCATGGCCTCGTACCAGCCATCAGGCAATGGCTCCCAGGTCCGTGGTTCGTCTAGTGGTTTCTGAGCTACCTCTGCGGCGCGGAAGGCTTTCTGTAGTGCTACCATGGTTCATTCCTTTTCTATGGTAAATGAGACGCGGGATGGCGTCGTGGTGATTGATTTCAGGAAGGGGCGGCGCACACTGTCTGGCGCCGCTTTCCAGCCAGAAGCATTGATCTCAGGCTTCCAGCGGAACAGGTTATCAAGCTGTGACTCAAGGCCATATTCTTCGGCTATATCTTCTGCCGTATGCCGATCAACCTTGCGGCTCATACGACCAACGAGTTTGATCTTATGGCCACCGTCGGTTGTTGTCGTTTCGGTCCCTTCAAGGCTCTCTGGGACGCCGAGCAGGCTACCGATGTGGTCCTCTATAACCCTGCGCCGCTCGACGGCTTTACGCTCTGCCGCCTTAGCCTCAATCCACTCGGCGGCGGCTGTGTCTAGATCTAGGTTCATTTTGTGCCTCCGATCTTGGCAATAATTTCACCGATGTCCGGCGCTTCCCAGGCGTCGAGCTTTCCTGACCGATCTTTGGCTTGCCAAAGCCCATCGGTGTCACACATCAGCGCGCGTTGCGCATTGCCTTCGGCGTCTTTCTCAACTCGTAACGCTGCCACAATGTCGAAATAATATGGCAACGCCTGCCCTGTCTTATTCCCTGGCATGGACGGGGCATATAACATCCGACCCGTCTCATCCTGGCTCTTGTCCAGCTTGGCAGTGAACAGCACATGCCGATCAGGGATGTCGCGGAACATGCGGATCACCTGGGCCATCGTGGTTGCCATTTCACCGTAGGCTTGGCGCGGGTCTTTGGCTGATTTCTTCTCGGATTCAAGACAGACCTCAGCAATCTCACTGATGCTGTCCAGCGCAATCGACTTAAACCCCTTCGCATCGTCTGATGTGGTGAGCCATGTATATGCCTCGCGCAGATCGTCCATAGACTTGATCGCAAGGAAGGGCAAATCAGCGTTAGCAATGCTCAACAACCCAGCCTCGGCGCTTAATATGACCGGCGCTGGCATAGTTGGTATAAGGCTTGTCTTGCCCACTCCTGCGGCGCCATACACCAACAGCTTGATCGCGTCTGCCGTGGCTTGGCCGGTGTTTTGAAGGTTAATCACTCTTGGTTCTCCCGTTTGATTTTGCCGTTCAGTTCTTCCAGATATTTGCGCGCCGGAACGGCTTTGTATTTTTTAGTGACCCTGTTCGCAATGCTGCGATCGAAGGTCTCCATCACGGCTTCACCGGTCTCGGCGTTGACGATGATCCAGCTATTCATGCTGCTTCTCCCTTCAGCGCTCGCCAAATTTCGTTCCAGTTGACGTTTTGAAGAAATGCCAGAGCGTATGACTCGGCGAGGCTTAATTGCCCTGCGCTGTCGTCAATGACTACGCCTTCAGCGTAATGCCTGACTTCATCTGGCGTTGACCACCAGCAGTCGGACCCGTCAAAGATTTCAAGGTTTACGCGCCAAGTCTCGTAATTCGTCCAGCCGTTGTATTCCTGATTGCTGCTAGTGATAACTGGTTTAATGCTAAGCATTTTAGTCTCCCTAATCGCGGTCGGGTGATTCCGTTTGCGATTTGATGTTTACATCTTATAAAAGCGTGCTTATGATGTAAAGCACTAAATGCAAAAAGGAGCAAAAAAAATGACGACGGACGAAATTATCAGGCACTACAAGACGCAGGAAGCGGTGGCCAAAGCGTTGGGCATAACTCAATCTGCCGTGTCACAATGGGACGAGCGCCCGCCTATGCTACGGCAGTATCAAATCCAAGTGGTTACGCGAGGGGAGTTGCGGGCTGATGACTGATATTAAAGATGTGCTGGAGCAACGGGCGAACAGCCATGGCGACTTTTCTTTTGTTGCCACCGTGGCCCAAGAACTGAAACACACGCTGCGGCTTGCCGCATATGAAAGCCTTGAGCCATGGCAAACTGAGGCGCTTGACATGATCGTCAGCAAGATTGGCCGCATTATAGCTGGTAATGCAGACGAGCCTGACCATTGGCTCGACATCGAAGGCTATGCCAGACTGGCTCGCGAAAGGATCAACACCGATGGCTGACATTACGAAAATCATGGGCGGCGTATATCGGGGAGCCAAGGTTGAGGCATATTCCGAGCCGCCAGAGGCCCAGCTTGCAGACGCCATGCGATCAGCAGGGATTGAGCCGCCGACAGACATTCGGATTGATGGTCAGCTCCATCGGTTCAGTACCAAGGGCCGCAAACGGGATGACTCCGGCTGGTATATTGTCTTTCCAGATACGCCGGTGGCTGGGAGGTTCGGGTGCTGGCGGGATGGCATAGACGGGAAGTTTAGGGCGGCAATTAATAGGGAGCTAACTATTGCTGAGCAGATGTCGATCGCCCGGCGTCAAAGCGAGGCCAAGGCGCTGCGGGATACCGAGCGGCAGCGGAAGGCGGAGGTGGCGGCGGATACCGTCCAAGCCATCTGGCGGGATGCCACAGGCGCATCGCCTGACCACCCATACCTCGCCAAGAAAAACATCAAACCGCATGGGGTTCGGACCACAGGCGATGGGCGATTGATCGTGCCGTTGTTTGGGCCTGATGGTGAGCTGTCATCCCTACAATACATAGGAGAGGATAAACGCTACCACCCAGGTGCAGCCACGCGTGGATGTAGCTGGACATTAGGCGACCTGGACGGGTCAACGATATTCGTGGCCGAGGGCTTCGCCACGGCTGCAACCATCCACGAGGTGTCGAACAGGCCGGTGGTGGTAGCGTACAGCGCCAACAACCTGCCAGAAATAGTCCGCCAACTCCGCCAATCCCACGGGGCGACTCAGGATATCGTGGTTGTGTCAGACAATGATACATCCGGCGTCGGGCGGAATAAGGCGGACGAGGCATCGGCTAAACATGGCGCCCGGATCGTTATGCCTCCTGAGCTTGGCGATGCTAACGACTATGCTCTGGCAGGCCATGACCTGATGGGGATCCTATTCCCAGCCCAAGATGATTGGTTAATCCCAGCCGATGACTTCTCAGCCCAGCCTGCGCCGCTTAAATGGTTGGTCAAGCGCTGGATACAGCGTGAAGGGTTGGTAATGATCCACGGGCCATCAGGGTCAGGCAAGACGTTTATGGTCCTCGACATGATGGGGTCTGTGGCCTCGCGTGGGGCAGTGGGCCATTGGTTTGGTAACAAGGTCAGGCACGGGTCAGTGGTATATCTGGCGGG